TCCTTCAAAGCTCAAAACCAATCTCACTAAACAAACAATACCATGCCCAACAACCTAACTCTGTTAGACCTTGCCAAGCTCAACGGCCACGACCCAATCGTAGGTCTGATTGAGGAAGTCGCTAGTGCCTCACCTGAGGTAACAACCATCCCAGCTCGCACGATCCGCGGCACGTCCTACAAGACAGTGACCCGTAACAGCCGTCCGAGCGTTGCATTCCGTCAAGCCAACGAAGGCACGGACGCTACCAAATCGAATTTCACCGAACGTCTCGTTGAGTGCTTCATTCTCTCCGCACGCGTTGAAGTCGATAAGGCTGTTGCTCGCGGTTACGAGGACGGTGCCGAGGCTCTCCAAGCCATCGAGGCAATGGGTGTGATGCGCGCTGCTCTGACCACAGTTGGAACTCAAACCATCTACGGCGACAACGCAAGCTCGAAAGGCTTCACCGGTCTGCAAACATTGGTGTCCGCTCTAGGGAGTGACATCGTTGTTGACGCAGGCGGCACAACCTCCGCAACTGGTTCCTCGGTTTACGCCATCAAGGCTGGCAACACAGGCGTTCAATACGTCTACGGCAACGGCACGACCTTCGACCTCTCGCCATTCCGCGAAGGCGACGCAGTTGATGCAGACGCTAAGCGCTACGCAGCATTCATCGCTGACCTCACCGCTTGGATCGGCTTCCAGTGCGTCAACAAACATGCAATCGGTCGTTTGAAAGACCTCACCGCAGACAGCGGCAAAGGATGCACAGACGCCAAGATTGCCGAGCTGCTCAGCAAGTTCCCAGTTGGCGAGCGTCCGACTCACTTGCTCATGTCGCGTCGTTCCGCATTCCAGTTGCAAGTCAGCCGGAACACAACCCCATCCACCAAGCAGGAAGCCTTCACCGGCATTCTTCCAGGTGTGCCAACGGAATCCTTTGGAGTTCCAATCATCATCACCGACTCGATCGTTGACACCGAAACCCTGACCGCTTAATTCTAACCATACAAAATCATGAGCTTCGAATTCAACCGAAACATTCAAGACAAGAATTACACCTCCACTGTGGCTATCGCTCAGGCTGGTGCTAACACCGCAGCATTTGACCTTGAGCAAGTAGTTGGTGGCGACATCGAGCGAGTAGTTTTCTCGCTCTCCGCTCCAACTGCTGCTAACATCTCCGACACCAAAGTCGTGACCTACGCTCTGCAAGACAGCGCTGACGGTTCTTCTTGGGCTGCCGTTGATCCAGCAATCAGCACGACTCAAACTGGTGCAGGTGGCACTGGCATCGTTGCCAAAGAGGTTCGCTTCCGCGTTCCAGCTAACACCCGCCGCTATGTGCGCATCGCTCAAACGATGACCGCCTCGGCTGGAACTGTTTCCGGTAACATGGTCGCCAAGCTTTTGTTCTAATCCGTTGGAACTTGTGTGCAAAGGGCGACGGAGTTGGTAGTTTCCTCCGTCGCCCTAAATTCTTGAAACTCATAACATCATGGCTTGGCTCGCTCTTACATACTCCGCACTTCGTGACAGACTCTCAACCGAGGAGTTCAATCGTTTACTTGCTGAATGTCCCACTCCAGAGGACAAAGCACAGGAGATCCTCACGAGCGTAGCACAAGACATTGCTTCACGCGTCAACTCAGGCAGGCGCAAGCGTGGACTACCACCAGTCGTCAACACCGGCTTATATGTGCCACCAGGTGCGCGCCGACACGCCTACAATCTCTCACGTCAAGAACTGACGGACTCATATCCATCTCTCGCTGAATTCAACGGTGATGATCGACGCAGAGCAGTTGAGGAGGCTAACAGCTATCTCGATGACCTCGCAAACAATAACGCGGATTCCGATGATACTGGAGCCGAATCATTCGCTGCTACAACTGGCAGTTCTTTTCGCTATGGCGGCGCGGCTGTCATGAACTTTTCAGAATCACCATGAGCCTTATTCGCCAGATAGTCGAAAGCATGGCAAAGACGCTGAAAGATCATGCGTATTTTCGCACCGTGCCGATTATTCCCGTTCTGGTTCAGGATCACAAAGACATCGACCGTGAGATCGAGAACGCAATGAGCAAGGCAGGCGCCTTCGTCATGGTCAACTTCTCGCAGAGTGAGGCATCGTCATCGGACACACCCGGTCCATACATGGACTCAGCGACATTCTCGGTGACATGCTCGGAGATTCCAAGCGTCTGGAGACAGCAGGCTGGCAACATGTCGAAGCCAAGCGCAACAGAGATCGGCGAGGCAGTAGCGCGCATTCTGCACCATCACAAACCAGTCGATACAAACGGCGATTCGCTCACTGGCGGCGTTCTCACTTTCAACTCTATGCAGGAGGATGCAACACCTCCGATGCTTCAACAAATCATCACTTTCAATTGCCCCGTGGGGCTACAAAATACAACTCCAACACGCTAACAAATCATGCCAACATTCGACAGAACCACCATCGTTCGCGGTCCTTGCAAAGTCACCTATGATTCGCAGACCTTCTACTCCAAAGCTGGAGTTGTGCTGACCACGACAAACTCGACATTCGACAAAGAAACAGACGCTTACGGCATCGTGAGCAAGTCGAAAACCGATTTTACAATCGTCATCGAATTCGAACCAGTCGGAGAGATCGAGGCGCTCGCAGTTCTTTTCCCGCACGGCAACACCGCAATGGGTGCCAGCATTTACGGTTCGACCGACAAGAACCTTGTCATCGTATCGGCTGACAAGACCTACACGATTCTCAACGCTCAGATCACGCAAATGCCGACGATCTCATGCAGTGCGACCAAGACAGCGTTCGGCTCAGTGCAGTTCACCGGCTTGCTTAAGAAAGACGGCGATCCGCAGAACATCGAGGACTACTACACGACAGACGACGGCGAGAGCATCGGAACAGGATTCAATCCGTCCTTGATCTACACCGCACCTTACACCGCGACACTTGGAGCACTTGATCCATTCATGAGCGCAGAAGGCTTCGAGATCAGTTTTGATTTGTCGCTCAATCCAGTGCTTGTCGATGGCATCGGCACGGTGGACATGAGCATGGGCAATCTAGGCTGCAACATCACCTGCATTCCGACTGGCATTGATCAACTTGACTTCGATACCTTCTTCGACAGCCTCAGCGCAGGTGAGGACTTGGCAGTAAGCGCTCTCGACATTTCGACCACCACTGTAGGCGGCTTGAACTTCGACTGTGCAGCGGTTCAAGTCACTGAATTGCAGCGTAACTTCTCAGCGAGTGACAACCGACTCGGCACGCTCACCATGAGCGCCAAGCGGACATTCAACACAGGAGCACCAGTCACCCTATTCCAAATCGGCGCAGTATCATAAGCCATGTTCGTACGACTCCAGCGCGGCTCGATTGCTTACGACCTCGCCGGTGGCGACGGTCAAAGGAGCGAAACGTCCAACTTTCAAATCTCGGCTGAGCCGAACTTTCAGCAGGTGCAATACATCGAAGCTGACCAGTTCGACCAGTTCTTCCGAGGAGGTTCCAGCACGACTGTTAGTTTCAGCAGCGTGCTGACCTTCTCAAGTCTGACCGACGCCGAGAACTACTTGCTCAATATGCCTCAAGGCTTGCTCTCACAGGCGAGCCAGACGGTGACGATTGGCAGGCTGACAGCGGCAGGCACAGTGCAATCTGAAACGCTAACTTGTGTCGGCACCACGACTGGAGCTGGTAACATCAACTGGTCATTCACAAGCGTGGACGTGACAGCGAGCGGGACTACCGCAGTGCTATCGGGTGACACGCCGACACAATACGCGGCGAAGATTGCGACATCATTGAACGCAAATTCAAGCATCGCGTTTCGATATGTCATCACCAGTTCAGGTGCGACCGTGATCATTACAAAGCGCCAAGCAGAAGCCAATGACGGCACGCTTGCACTTGTCACGACAAACGGCTCGCCATCGCCGGGCATCACAGGTGCGACGAGCGCAAACACAACGGCGGGAGTAGCACCGACAATCTCCAACTCGAAAACGCTATCTAGCGTCTCATGCGTGGTCAATCTTGCGCAAAACGGAGTTTCGATCTTGCAAAACGTAACAATCCTAGGTAAATACTAGCCATGGCAGCGAAGAACGTCGATATCAAGATCAACACGACTGCGAGCGGGACAGGCGCGAAGCAGACGGCAGCTGACATGGACAAGCTAGCTGCGTCATCGACAAAGGCAGCGGCAGCGACAAACACTGTGACGACTTCGACAAGCAAGCTTGGCGCACGCGCTGGTCAAGTTGGCTTGCAGATGCAAGACGTCGCGGTTCAAGCTCAGATGGGAACGAGCGCGGTCACGATCTTGGCGCAGCAAGGCACGCAGATTGCCAGCATCTTTGGACCGCAGGGCGCGATTGTAGGCGCTTTGATTGGCGTCGGTGCAGTCGCCGCAAAAGTGTTCTACGACATGGCTGTCGCTTCGGCAGTGACAGGCGAGGCGATGGAGGACGTCGGCGAAACGATCAAGCAGGCGTTCTCTCAGAATACGACAAAGGAGATTGACAATTTCAACAACTCGCTCAAGTCACAATCTGAATTTGCTGAGACGTTACGCCAAGCGGAACTGAGCTTGTATATGGCTCGCAATCTGAGGGCAGAAGTAGATTCAAGGCTCATCGGCTTGCAACTCAAGCTTGACGAGGCGGCTGTCGACTACCTGTCATCAACAGGTCAAATCGTTGACAAAGAAAAGGCATTGCTCGCAGTCAGAACGCAGGCAGCAGAAGCAGAGAAAAAGGCTTCCATCGAGGCAGAATTGGCGAGAGTTGAAAATGCACGGAAGAAATACAACTTGTTCGTTGCGCAAACCGATGACGTTCTGGCAGAGCAAGCAAAAGCTGAAAAACGACTCGCGGAACTCGAAGCAAGGCAAGCTCAACTTTCGTCCGATGTTTCATTTCGCAGAGGACAAGATCGGGCGGCGATTTCATCAGGAGCGCAAAAAGAGGATTATGTAAATCCACAAACTACTCTAATCGAAGAGCAACTAAACGCTGTTACAAAGCAAATTCAAGACGTCAATAATACGCTGCGCAAGATTCCTGATCGGATCAATGAAATCTCGCAAAGCTCAATTACGGTCGCCACCGAAGTCGATTTGGCAATCGCTGAATCAAAATCCAAGATCGACGAGATCAATCAAAAGTTCGACCTCACGACCAAAGCACAAGCGCTCAGCACTGCGACCGAAAGTATCACAAAAGGAGCGGCTGAAATCGTCAAGGAAATTGACGAGTTTCAGGCAGTCACTCCGCTCCAGCAGCAGGCGAAGGATGAGATCAGGCAAGCGGCAATCGATGGGGTCATCAATGCCAAAGATCAAGTCACAATTTCAGGCAATCTCAGAACTCTCATGAGTTCGCTCAAAACGGGTCAGGAAGGCAGCTTAGAATCACTTCGCGAGCTTGTGACCCTGAATGATACGATCGCGGTGAAAATGCAGCAAATGTCTAATCAAATCAAAGGGCTTAAAGAGAAGATCAGCAACATCCCAACAAAATAATGCCAGTTTGGACCATAACAGGAGAAGCAGGAAAGGCTTGGGACACAACGTCCAAGACGCTGGCAGAGCGTGCAGTAGAAAATGCATCGCTCACGTTCCGCAGCGTCGGAACGGATGAATTGGTGCTGAACATCTCACCACAAAACGTCGTGAGCTACACGGCGCCGACATACGCGCAGAGGGTCGATCTTTTCCGCAACGGCACGCGGTTCTTCACGGGTTACGTCACGAACGTGCGAACGACATCGAACAACTCGATCACGGTCACAGTCAGCAATGCCTGGTGGTTCTTGGAGCGCATCAATTACGTCACGAGCCAAACCGATGGCGCAGGAGCAAGTGCGAATCGACTGACTGGAGTTTTCGGCAATGCAGCCAGCGGGACGAACCTGACCACGGCGATCCAGACAGCAATCAATACGAGCGTTTCACTTGGCGCTCCGATGGCAAACATTGCAGGCGGTAGCACGGTGGGGACTTATTTCGACATCCCGCGCGTCACGCTCAA